AACGAAGCAATTCTTGTGCATTCAACGCCATCAATAATCACTTTGTCACCAATACTTGGCGCATCATCAAACGAAAAGAAGGATTCTACTTCTTCACCACTATTAGTTTGAAATGCGTAAACCGGCATCTACTAACCTTTCGCTATTCCTGCAACTGCTTCAGCAATTGGATCCCGACCCTGGGCCTGTTGCTGGGCTTGTTGCTGGGCTTGTTGCGGAGCTTGCCTACCACCTCCACTATTGCCACGAGACATTGCTCCCATTGCTTTAATTTGCTCTTGCTGTTGTTGCTGCTGAATCATTTGCTGCAGCATTCTTTGGTCTATAAGCTCACCAAGCTCTGGGATGTTCATAGAATCACCCAGCTTTTTAAGAAGCGAATCCCAATCCAAGAACGGAGTGGTTTGCATAACCTGGGCAGCCTGAACCACCAAGTTGAAAGCCTCCATGGCTCTTCTTTGGAGCAGGGGCTCATTTGCACGCTGCATTGAATAAGTATCAATTTCAAGCTCAAGGTCTTGGAAAGTAGCACCCGTAGACATATTGTGCATACCGCCAACAAAGATCGGCTCAGGGACACCCATGTCTTCAGCAGCCTCAATTCCCAGAGGGAAAGTAATTCTTTCGTCGTGGTACAAATACCACGCTGCTGTCTTCATTACCTTTCTAACTGCATCTTGATACTGGCGATGAATATACGCAAACCGCAAACTTCCAGACGCTTCTGCTACCTGAACCTCCGTAGCCGTTGCCTCTCCAGTGACAACACCTCTCTGCGCGTCTTGCATGCCACTATTACGGTCTAGTCTATCTCGGCAAACCTGCATATAGGTAAGCTGCTGATTAGTAATACCGCCTAGTTCAATCGGGACCACGCTATCGCTGTCAACACCATCAACAGGAATAACAAAGTTATCTGGCTGATTTTTAATATCCTGGACGAGTTTTTTGTTCTTGGCATCAACAAGCACCAATTTCTTGTATTGAGAAGCAGATGTAGTTGCCGCCCTTACATGCTCATTCAGCTCCATGACCTGTGGTTGCGTAGCAACAATAGGTGAAAGCGGATAAGGAGAATCAGGAACTATGTACGCTCCAAACAAAGTATACGGCCCCGTAGGCGGGCCATAATATGGGCGAGGCTTTCGTATAAAGTCTGCACGTTTCTCGGAGTCATCATCGCCGGGATTGGAAACAGCCATTGTGTAAATGGTGCCATTAAACCCAAGGTCTGGGCCAGGAGAATCGTCAATTATCTTTTCTGGAACCCAAATTTCATAACATACAATTTCGTTTCGGTCTGGGGATCTTGTTGTCTTTTTGCTTCTCGTATCGTTTACATCAGCACTTGAAGCCAAAGATTCAATGACTTCTTTATTCCAACTCGGGTCAACTGATGCCTCTGCCAGTATATCATCCTTGTCACGAATCATGCGATGGCCACAAAATCTGGCATCTTGCATATTCGAAGCAATTGGATCCATAAACCAACGACTTGGACTCAAGCGATGCAAGGATGGCCAGTGGGGACCACCAGCATCAACTACATCGTAGCCCTTAATTGGCTCTTCCAAAGTAATACAAACCCCAAATCCCAACAGCATGTCATACGCAAGCCTTTGAAGCGTTTCTTTTGCTTCAGTATCACGGCACCAACGATTTACACCATGCTCAATAGCCATAGCTACGCCACGCTGGGATACGGGTCGCCTAGTTTTTACATGCACCCTTGGATTATCATAAATCAACCGAGGGACAGTTAAGCTAAGGTACTCATACACATGGTTTTCAGGCAAGAAATTTTCTTCTGAAAATGTTCCTGTGTAAGCAGGGCCAATGTATTGGTCAACAAGATCGTTCAAGCTACCAAGGTGCTTGTCACGAAATTCTTCTGCAACCTGCACTTCGGTGTATAGATTTCCAGGGCTTAGATTCAGCATGTTTAATCACCACGGCCACGAAAACGGCAACGACCAAATTGGCCTTACGCCTTTCAAACCTTTAAGTATGGGTGTTAGGTTATCCACAGGATATATGTCAGGCTTTCGCCCCATAGTTGGCCTCCACGTATGCCCGGTCCACTCGTACCAGTTTCCATCCTTATCCTGTTTTTGCGGGTTTACAGGGTCGCCTTCTTGTCTATCCGGCCTTCCCCAAGTATCGACTGGAGACTGATCCCACCCCGGGGGAGGGGAAGGGGGGGGGGAGTTGGGATCGCTTGGGAAGTTAGGTCTTTCTTCGTAACCCGGCATAATCGGTGACCAACCAGGCTGTGGGTTCTGAAGATCCGATGGTGGACCCATAGGTTCGTCACTACTACGGTAGCCACCTAATGGAGATTGTCCACCATTGGAGTTACCCATGCCATTAAAGCGAGGCATTTGATTGCCTGTTGACATACCGCCGAACATTGGTTGATTAAATTGGCTCATTTCTACGGCCCGCCAAATCCCGGCTGATCGGAATCTGTTTGAATTCCCTTGACCTTATCCAACCACCAATTTGTTCTGCCACCAGTCAAGTCATTCAAAGCATCACCAGCCAGGAACATGGCATTTCCTGAAATATCGTCAGCCAATTCAGGATTAAAATATTGCAAAATCTGAAACGCTTGATTTGGATATTTTCGTGTCAGATGTGGCAAAAGACCGCCTTGTTCCATCCATGGCCTGTTCGGAGGATAGGGCCGGTTAGGTGGAACACCATACCAATTATCCGACAGCCCAGGAGTTTTGCTAGGCTTAGTTTTTCTTGGTTTATTTAGTTGTCTTTGTCGCCAAGGTGACATAGGAGGATGGCCATCATAATCCCAATTCTTTTGATCCCCTTGGCCTCCTACAGGAGGACGGCCCATTGGGGGGTTTGACATACCGCCAAACATAGGCATCTGATTGCCTGTTGACATGTCACCAAACATTGGGTTCATTCCCGTGGCGGGTTGATTACTAGGCTTTGCAGCACTACTTTGAGCAGCTTGAGCTTGTTGTGCTTGCTGCATGCCTTCAGGCGTATAAGGAAACTGTTGTCCATTTACATTTGGCATTTTCTGTTCTCACAAACTTTTTAGAATTACAGGGAAGGAGGTGTAGATCGAGGATTATTATTAGCCAAACCCATTCCACCAAACATCGGTCGCGCTGACCTAGCTCCAGGGGGCCCTAAAATTGGCCCTGAAGGCTTACCCCACCTACTTGGCCTGTACCCCGGTCCAGGCAAAGGGATTACAGGATCTAACTGCTGCCAATCATCTGGCAAACCATCATGATTGTTATCTTCTCCGGGCTTTGGCGCGCTTGGATCAATCCATTCCGCAGGCCTTATTAGCCTCGAAGGATCCAAAGACGGATACCACGGTTCATTTGGGTTAGTTTGCCCCGGACCTAAATGCCAAGGAAACATCGGTTTCCAAGGCCTTGGGGCCGGAGAACTTGGAGCCGGAGTAGCTTGAGAGCCAGGAAAAGGGAACCCAAATCCCCAACCCTCTGGCCAACTTTGTAGCCATTCCTTCTGACCCTCTGGGGTCATCAGGTCTGGGCCTTGCCCCGGAGGTCGTTGACTTTGTTTGTAATCTGCCATCTAATCACAGACCTTCCATTAACTCATCAAAATCCACTGCAGGCTCACAATGGCTTTGTAGCACTTCTGCAACCACTTTTACCAAAGACAAGGGATCGTTTGCCGCAATTACTACCCAAGGATCATCTTCTCTCATGCTCTGAGCATACGCTACTGCTGACATATCCTCATCTTCTTGCTTGATGTATTCGATAGCAAGCTCAAGCATTTTGGAAATATGAGGACTTATTGAATGAACATCTGACGCTACAAGCGAAAACTCGCCTTGAAAATCTTCGGACTCCGAACCGCAAAACCTTGAATCAGACTCAGCCATCTTGTGACTCCCAAACATCTTCGTGGTTTAACACAGCACCCATTGAGTCTGCTGCATAGCCAGATCGCTGCACTTCAAACTTAGGCGCTTCTGTTCTCATATAAACACAACCGGCATATGCAATTACTCTGTCGCCATGGGCCTCTTTTGCCCCGGTTGTTTCTTCTCTAATTGACCCAGGGCCAATTGCCCCAGTGTCGTAATACACATATTCCAGCATTTCACCAAGACCACGTTTGCTGTGAATTGTTATTTGACCCGTTGCCATCGCCCGACCTAATCCACTAAGAAATATTCTCTTAGCCTTACGATCTGGCTTCCACCCATAATCTTTAGACCTACGATTTGTCCTCTTACCTAACTGTCTACGAAAATACACTCGGGTGTAATCCAAACGACGTATGTCTTCGTACCACGCCTCTCCTGGGCCTGCCGCTTCCCAGCCCAAGAAGGCTTCATGGCAACTTCCCGCAAATACCGTCCTGCCTGCCCCAACAACTTCTTCTGACAATTCAAGTGGTCCCGTGTTCGCATCAACAAACTCCGCAACTATCTGTCCCGTATTGCAATCCATTGCGGCAACCGCACTATTGCTTTTCCCCTTGCCCGCAGAAATGTCGGCAAACATCACAAAGTTGCAGTCCAGATCAGGCTTCCCATCTTCCAAGTCGCACCAAACATACCACCGGCCTTTTGGGTCTTGAACAAATTTCCCGTTCTCGATCTCGTACCTACTGCTATCTCTGCCATTCTGCTTCAAGTGCTGCGTAACCATTACAGAGTTGTAGAACAAGTCACCCGAAGTAGTATGGTCAATAAGAATGTTTTGACCGATGTCTGATGGGTCTTTACGTCGCCTGACCTCAACCTCAAACCAAGGGCAGGTGTAATATCCTCGCCCTGCAATTCCAGTCAAAGACCCATCTGTATCTACCATCCATTCTCGACCCCTACCCTTTTCGGGATGGTCCCAATACCCCATGGTCAACACATGCGGCCTGCCATCAATAAGGCCCAGATTACGTTGATTCGTAAACTCAGTACCGGGACCAATAGGCGTACTGTTCCCAATTCGACAGGCAGTCGTATCTGCAGCCGCACGCCAAGCATCCGTTGCGTGATCCATTGCCGCCATTTCATCAAACAAGATGAATGTACGGCGGCCACCACGACCAACGTGCCCAGTAGTTGCCTGACCACTGATAGTGGCATCTGTTTTAGGGTTGGTTAGCTGCATATGATTGCGGCACGAACCACCCCTGCGAAACAGTGCAGGCTCTCCGGGCAACATCCATTCTGGAATACGCTCAAGTATGTAGTCAATCTTCCAGAACAATGTATCAGGGTCACCCCGGCGATCTACCATGTCTTCTACTCGACTAACGAGCATGACCTGGGCATCTTTTCGGAACAACCAGTACCAAGTGGCTAACGAAACCGTCAGCCAACTGGCTCCCATATCTCTTGACTTGTCAAGGATCACATCGACACCGTTGTCGATACAAGACGAAAGTTCCGTAATTATCTGGTCTTGGACAGGCCAAGTCAGAAAAGGAACATGATGCTCACTAGCAGGAACCTCTTTACCATTCTCATCAACCGCTTTAACTACATACGTCCAACCAAACAGGTTCAACCAAAGGTGTATGCTTTGCTGGCAATACTCAGTTAACTTTTCCTGCTCGCTTTCGTTTCCCAGCGCCGCTTCCAGAAGCCACTCTCTTGCTTCCAGATTCTCTTCCAACCTCTTTGGAATCAAGAACCCTGTTGCTGGATCCGTCCAATACTGAGGCGAATCTAGCGGGTGTGTCTTCAGGGGTACTGAGGCGTTGCTTTCGCTCACGAATCATTCCTAACAGTTCGTCACTTGTCCGACCGTGGCGTACTTTGATGTCCCCACCACCTGGGCCACTTATTTCATGTCGGTTTGCAAACAGTGTTGGATGCAAAGCTTTGCTCAAATGCACTAGCAAGGGAACATTTCCATCCATCGCAAGCTCACGGCACTTCTCAAGAATCGTGTCTTTAGACTGTGCATCAGCTTCTTCAAACGCTTCTACATACAATTCATTCTTTTGCCACTCGTAATGTTTCTTACGAGCAACATTAGCTGCCCTAGCAGCCCCACTAACAGTACCACACTGCACATATGCAGCTAAGAAGCGATGTTGGTTAATCGTCAACTTACGTCGCATTTCTAGTGACCCAGATTCTTTTTGTCCGAACCTGATCTACTGGACTGGACACCAAAAGTGGTAAAATATGGGCGAGTAAAATCTTCTACTCGTGTGCCAGGGTTCCGACTTGATGTCAGATTTGGCTTTTTATTGCGCTTTTTGCGATCACCATAAATTCCAGCACGCGAATACTTCTTAGCCATGATTCACCTCAATACTTCTTTTTTGATTTACCGCGTGCAGTTGATGCGCTTTTCCCGCCAGCACCACGTTTTCTAGGGGCACTTCTGCTGGCCCTAGACATTCTTGACGATGTCTTAGCACCTCGCTGTTTAGATGTCATACCTGCTCCACCACCTCTAGACATAACTCACCTCACATTTTCTCTATGTAAATCTTTATTGTTCTAGTTTGACTTGGCTTTGTGCCGGTGTATTTGGCTTTTAGCGGGCCGCGACAATAAGCACCAGAGCCAGTATTGACAGAAGTAGTCTTGATATCCGAAGAATCAACAGACCCTGAAAAAAGTTCCATGTTGTTAGCCGTATCTTCCAAAACCAAATTAAATGCGCTTGAAACACCGCTTGGGTTTTGTACGGAAATCTGCTTTATGTGACCTACAACATCTTTTGCAGTAGTTACACCTACACCTTCTGTATCTGTTGAAGTGTCTGCTTCAACAGTAACAACCATCATATCCCCGTCGCGTTCAGCATTGCTAATAGACCACGCCATGCGTCACATCCTGATGTAGTAAATTACAAATGTCTGCGAATCCGCACTAGCAATACTGGAAATAGTCACCTTTAGCGGCCCTCTGCAATAACCACCGCCACCGGCGTTAATGTCATCAGGAGCCAAATCAGTTGCAGCAGCACTGGACTTTGCAAATATTTCCATGCTGTTGGAAGTGTCTGTTAGCGTAATTGTAGATGTCTGACTGCCTGTACGGTTGATTGACATCTGAACGATTTGGCCGACTACCGTATTGCCAGTAGTCACATCGCCATTTGCATCAGCCGTCACCGTCAGGGTGCAAAGAACACCGTCTCGCTGATGTGATGAAATTGCTACAGCCATTACTTACACCCACCCTTGCACTTGCCCCAGGGCATCTTTGCATTAAGCCAACAGAAAAAGCCCGTGCATTGCAAAGCAGCACCAGCTACGAACCCGCCAACAGCGGCCAAACAGAGCATAGAAATCATTATCCGACTACCTTTTTCTCAGGATCAAACTTGCGGTCAGTAACGTGCTGCAAGACCTTCTTCACCGCCTCTGGTGTCAGATCCTTCTCAGCCACACTGTTAGCAATATATTCGCCCCTAGCCCGCAATCGTTGTTTCAACGTATATCTCTGCCACAGCATTCCGCCCAGATATGCCAAGCCCATAATGCCAGCACACCCAAACATCCATGCCGATGGCACCACCAGATGATCCAGAACCTTCAAAGCCCAAGCATTAGCCGTAACCAGCAAGGCTCCTAGAAACATCAACCCAATGCCCGCTGCACGCGAGCCCAAAAACCAACTTGCAATTCCAGCAAGTATGGCCAATAATCCACCTACAGCCACTGGCCAGACTAGCCCCACACTAGCTGCAGTAGCTGCTACCTCTCCCGTCATCTCAGGGCCGGGCACCCCCGTAGGAGGGATTGGACGGGTCGCCGCACAGCCCGAGATGACGAGGGGGAGGGTAATAATGTATTTACACATGTTCACCGAAGGTTCCAAAAGGGGGCCCACTAGGAGTCCCTACTTTCGTTTCTTCTGTTGTTTCTTCCTAGCTGCCGCTGCCTTTTTCTTACCTTTTTCTGTGTACGCAAATTTCTTCCCGTTTACCTTTGGCATTTTATTTCCTTACTTATACGTCAGAATACTAAGGCCTACTTCACCGCCACCTGGAGCAGAAGCATGAAGCTCTACATGCTCCCCAGCAGCGATATCAAACTCAAAATCCTCTGGATTGAAATAGAACTCTCCGTCTGGCTCTACCTCAACAGAATGAACAGGACGGGGCTTGCCTTTCCCGATCTCATTGTGGGCTAAAGTCACAATCACCGGGTTCTCCTCGTCATAGTTGCTTACCGCTGCGTGGGAAAACACCCGATCTGCAGATGTAACCTCAGTACGCAAAACCCCATCATCCCTAACAACGTCCCTGAAGAACTGGCAATTTCTGATGCCTTTAACCATATCTAGCCTCCGCCCCAAAAAACAATATATGCCCAGAGAGGCTCATTCACGATTTACAGGAATCCTAGATATCTGGGCTTCCATCATTTCCACGCGATCCGCCAAAGCCTGCTGTTTGACCAAAACCTCCGTAAGCAACCTGTCGTGACGTATGAACTGAGATCCCAGCAACACCACCACAGTCAATGTCAGCGTGGCAATGCCCAACCAATCACGACTGCTCAAACGTACTGTTTCCGCGTCTTGCCTCGTCATCAATCTCTCACAGGTATCTTTGCCTTAGCCAATTGAGCCTCAGTCAATGACCCAGGATCCGGAAACCTGCTAGTAGCACGAGAAGCATTTCGCTCCTTACGCCACCATGAACGCAATGATTTCGCAATGTCCCGCTCGCCACTATGAGCAAGCCAAGCCTCGCCAATAGCATCGCCACGACGGTCTGGATGCACCTCGCCCAATGCAGCAACAATATCCGGTAGCTGCGTACGCCCCACTGGAGGTAAGGGCAAGTGTGCGTTGTCTTGGTCTAGTAGTAGCTGCATGTTCGTGCGAGCAAAAGGTCAACTATCAAAGCGACACGGGGGATCCGTACTGCGGGGGTCCCCCCCCCTGCCTATTGTTGTCGCGTGGTCATTTCATCGCCGCCGCCGCCGCGATTCCATCCGCTAACCTCTATCGCTTCCATTGTGCGCACTTTCTCTCTTCCCCTTGATCGCCTCAACCGCTCGCCATCGCTCCGCTGCTGGGTGATCGCTTGGCATGGCATCCAGGACGAGCCCGGCTCGCCTGCTATCACTGGTGACGGGTACGCCTCTGATCTCCAAGTACCGCAAGGCCCGCCCCACTGCATGCCTTGAGACCTGGAGGGATTCAGCAAGCTGGGCCTGTGTTGGTGGCTGGCCATGGTTGGCGATCCAGGCAAGCCAAGCACGGCCTACGGTCTCCCGCGTAGCTTGCTCGCGTTCTCTGCTACGACGCATCCTGCGCCCCCTGTTATGCCTGCCCTTTATCATCTTATGCAATAGGACACCAAAAGCCGATAGACGCTATAGGGTTCATCGCATACGATGCGCACACTATCAACGCGGAAACACTCCGCCCAACAGCCAAGGAGGCTTATCAATGTCAGGCACTGAACCACTCACAATCCTAGAGCTGTTCCTTGGACCGCTTGCACTGTTCACCGTGATCGCGCTGGGCATCGTGACCATCAACGCCGTGCGCGCTGTGTTCTGTGATCGCGTCCGGAATGAATCCAACAGGAAAGGCCGAAAGCTATGAAAGCGTACAACGTAAACGCGGGAACGTATCAGGATGGCCCAATTGACGAGGCTGAACCGCTCACACTGTCCGACATCGCCGCCGGTGACTATGACCCGTGGCCGTGTACCGCTGACCAGATGCGGCAACTGATGAAGCAACATGGCCAAACCCTGGAAGCGTACGAAAGCGATGACTCATGGTGGCGGATCGACCACACCTATGAGGCCAACACGCTTCAGAACGTCCTAAGCTGGCTCGGGTATTGATCGCGTCCGAATTCAACACAAAGGAACTGACCGATGAACATAGAACGAATGCTTGAGAACATCACCCCGCCACGCTTGCAGACCCCTGATGAGATCGCCATGGCGCGGGCCTTCCTCGATTGTGCAGGCATAAAAACAACACTCGACACCAGCACCAAGCCACCGACCCTAATAGCAGATGACCCCGAGAATGAACCCTTGGCACTGGTTGAGGTGGTCACAATGTCCCAGGCTTTGAGCATGACAGAGAAGGCCTTAGGCCATGGGGGGAAACGATGAAAGAAGTAGATATCAGCCTGACACCTGGGCGCGTCGATCTGGAGGGGTTGAAGCTACAAGCGGAGATCCTGAGCGGTCGAGTCCTGCCATGGTTGGCTGAAAGCGGCCAGCCGGGAGAATATGACCAGATTGAGGGTGTTGTCCGCTTCCTTGAACACTTCATCAAGGAAGGGGGCCAGCCATGACCCCCGCAAGCCTAAGTATTGAAGGACGTACCGTTCTATCTTCATTCGGTAAGGCAGTAGGGGCAGCGCGGGCCCTGTCGTTCTGCGAGTCAGGCGGGGCTAATTGCTCCCGCTCCTGTCGCCATCATCCAGAGTATGAAGGCCCCGAGCCTGGGCCACGGTGCTACGCGGTACGGATGGAGGCCCGCCGAGGCGGTAACATCCAGCGGAAACTACAGCGACACGAAGCCACGCCGCCGGATGATCTACTAGCAGCAGCAGCCGCCGACCTTGACCGGCACGGGTGGCGGTTGCCATGGTTCAGGTTTAGCGTATCGGGATCCGTTCCCGCCCGCGTCCCGTCTGGCTTACGGCGGTTCGTCGCTCGGCTGGTCAAGGCCGGAACGCCGATTCATCTACCCATTGAGGATGCCCGCAAGGCCACCCGATACCGCAAGGCCCTAGCGGGCCTGGGCGTGGCTGTCCGTGAATCGTGCCAGACCCGCCGCCGGTGGCTTACTGCGTCTGGCCCTTGCTCATTCGTGGCTGGTCATGGGCTACCCATGGCCGAAAGAGTTGAAGCAGCCAAGCAGGCCGCAAGGGATAGAACCGCCGCGACGGGCCGCAGGGCTGGCGTATGTCCAGCCGCCGCCGCTAGTGTGAACCGCCGCCCGTCAGAAACAGCCAAATGCGGAAATTGCACATTATGTGGCGACCCTGATTTTGATTCAGTGTTCCCAGCCCACTAGAACCCCCAACCCAGCCCCCAACCCAGCCCCCGCCACGGTCGCACGTGGTGGGGGCTTCTAATTTGCCAACCCAGCCCCTACCGCGTACCATATAAGCCGATGAACACACGCCGCGAGTAGCGGCCCAACCGAGGGAAACACCCTCAAGGAATTACAAAATGAACGATCTAACAATTGACACGCGCGCAGATTGGACTGGGCAAGGCTCGCTGACCAAGCTGGCCGACACACTGAAAGCACGCGCGGCAGCAAGCCGTGACTGTTGCGTTGATCCGCGACAACTGGTGATCGGAACCACGCGCGCAGGCGAATTGACTATTGCTGCAGCTCCTGGAACGCAAGCCGCTGAGTTTATCCCGACCGACGGTATGCCAATTCGGGACCGCGCTATTACTCAACTATGCTCGCGTCTGAATCCCGAGGTCCCAGCACGATTCGGGAAAGACCTCGCGGTCGCTCGCCCGCACATTGCTATCGACCTGTTCAACAGCTTGATCGACAAGGATGACTACAGCAAGAACCGCAGATGGTTGGTTCGCATGCTCAATGGTAGGATCCGCGCGGTATTGAGTGACCGATACCTCATCCTCGACGATGAGGGCATGATCTTCACTGCACTTGATAAGCTCAGGCAGGTCGGCGGCTTCCCAATGTCATGTACGATGACTGAGGATTACACGCGAATGAGCTATTGCTGCCCAAGCCTGGGACAATACATCGACTCGCCATCACGCGGTGATGGTGCATTCTTCAATGCTGGCAGCATGGGCTCGCAAGTATGGCAGCACAGAGTCGGCGTATCCGACGATATCCTGAAGCCACTCACAGACCGCAAGGGGAATACGATTTTCCCCGGTGGCGAAATCGGAAACAGTGAAACAGGCGCGGGTTCGGCATACGTTAAGTTCAAGACATATGACAGCATTTGTTTGAATGGTTGCGTATCCGAAGTGGTGCATACAATCCGCCACATCGGTGAGAAACTCGACGCGGGCATCTGGTCTCGCAACACCATGCACAAAAATCAGCAGTTGAAGCACACTATGGTTCAAGACGCGATCCAAACCACATTTGACGCGGATCGGCTCAACGCTTGGATGGTCAAACGGCAACAGGCCTCGACTGATATCCTCGCTCCAAATGCCGCAATTGACAATGTTGCAGACTTGTGTGAGCTTTCCCAGGAAGACCGCGACAACCTGCTCTGCACATTCTGCAGGGACTATAAGCCGACCCGCGATGGATTGTCACAGGCTGCAGCACGGTTGGCTCAGGATGAAACTGATCCGAACAAGGCATGCGGCTGGGAAGCTCACTCGGCTACAATCATCAAGCAGCGCAGTGCAGTGAATCGAAACGCGCTTGCAATTTCTTGAAAACCCTTCTCTAATGGGGGGCGGGCCAGCGTGGCCTGCCCCCTTTTCTAATGCGCACAGGAGGAACAACATGGCGCTCATGATGGCAATATTCAGCGACGGACACACGGTCCACTACACGGGGAACAAAATGCATTGGGCCTGGCAAGTTCACAGACCAGAAGGTATTGATCTGCACGGGAACGAACGCGCGACAATGATTACAGGATTCTCAGGAACAAGGGACAACGCCAACAACGGCGCTCTCAAACTTGCGCGATATGAATTTGGCGCTCGTATTGAAATAAGGCAATTAGTACCACACAAGGAAACAGGACAATGAAGTATCCATTCAAGAATGGTGATTCGGTCGCATTCACTGAGGAGTGTGTCGCGTATCAACTGCAGAACGGCAAGCGCAACAAGGTCACACTGCCCCAGCAGACCTACGGAACAGTCATCCACGTTGACAACAAATACGTCTACCTGGAATGCGTTGAAGACAATGAAGTCAATGCCGTAGTGGAACTCAGTGATTGGGATTCGGTCAAGTATCACGCGCCGCACGAATCACAGACGTATAAAGCGCTCAAGGATGCCGCCACGTTTATGGCAAGCCGCTGCGATCTGGGAATGCTTGCAGGAGCCTTGATTTACAGTGACCTGGATCGCAAGTCATATACGGATGAAATATTCAAGTTCCTGCGAGCGGCTTCAGCATGCCACCACCAAGCTGAAAAAGTCAATGAAGCATTCAATGTTGGTGAGCGTATATGGCACGCGCAGGAAGCAGGTGAGGTGGAATGATTGCACGAAGGGGAATGAGTCTCGCGCAAGCAAAGAAGCTCGCGCGCAAATTAGGGGTGGCAGTGGAAGGCATCCACGCCACTGGTGAGGTGAGATTCAGGTTTCACCACGGCAGAGCAATCGTTGTCAACAACAGGAAGAAAGATGCATCGTGCAGGCTTGTCACCGCCTTGCGAAGAGAGCAAAAAGCGGTACAATAGCTGAAGATCTTTGTCTGCCCCGTTCATCGACTCCCTGATGGGCGGGGCTTTTTCTTTTCCCTCATTGCATCGTCCCAACCCTTGGAATATCCATGCAGATGCCCACGCTGGTACGTCCTTTCAAAATCCCTGCGTTGCTCAGGAGTAGGCAACGGGACATCGGCAAGATTGACAATCCAAAGTCCGCAATCTGGGTCATACGCCATCAGTAACTACCTTTCCATCGCCATCCAGCACAAGCTCACTGATGCGAGGCTGCCAGCGGTTTTTCTTTTTAGTCCAAGATATGACTTGAAGACGGTTTCCTGCAGCAATCCATTCGGCTGAAGATTCAGCTTCAATTAGCTTGGCAATGCGAGCGGAATGATTGCTGCCACTTGTAGCCTGGACCCCAAGTGTCACCGGCTGGCGATCCAGCACCCCAATGGCAACCAGATCAAGTATGCCAAACAGGTCTTTTCGCTTGCGGGCCTGGGGAATCCACTTCTCACAGACATCCGCGCGCAAACCGTAATCACGAAGAAGTTTCAGTGTTCTCTGGGTCGGACTCGTTGACATCGACAAGCAACTCCAAGGCTTCAGGGCCAGTAGTCATGATTATCGGGGTTCCCTTGCCCATGTATGCGGTGAGCGCATTGAAGGCGAGAAACTCATTTGCGTCTTCCACAGTGAAATCATTGTCTCGCATGCAGATATCGAGCATCTTGTCATACGAATAAATAGCAAGGCTCTGAGCGCCAGCCTGACTTCCAAAACCAATAATCGCCTCATTGAATCCATTCATCAAAAGACATTGGTCATCATTGATGGATTCTTCTTCCGATTGATTTGATTTCGACATGCCAGACGTTTTCTCTGTTTCCATGAAATCCCATTGTCGCTTTCACCTGACCGTTGCGTATCCATTGTGTGATTGTAGAGGTTGGAACCCCGAAATGCTTAGAAGCATCCCTCACCGTCATATAAACCTTGGGGTCTGGTTCATAAAAAGCACCCTCACCAATAACAGGCAAGGACGGCTTCCAGGTCTGCTCGCTGTTTGATTTTACTGGCTCACCCCTATCGCTGGGCAAGCTCGCCTTTGCATAAAGTCCCATCTTCCTCATGCGTATTGCCATCCATGCAATAAATAACCGCAGCGCGAAACATGATGCTCCAGTCCTTTGGGTCATCACCGCTACTCTTCGAGAGTAACATTGAATACCTGCTCCGTGCCACACTCGCTGCATCAGACAATTCTTTTTGCGGCGTATCCAGCAGCCGATCCAGCATCGACTCTTGACTAAGCCTTATCTGCTGATCTTCGTACTCCTGGGTCGCCCGATCCTCATCGCTTGATACGAATTCACGCTGCCGATTCTCTTTGATCTGGTAGATGATCGACTTGACCTCGGGCAACCGGGGGGTCTTCCAGCTCTTCTCGCGCCAATGTTGTTTGATTGCAATGCGCACATCCTCCTGATTCATGCTTGCCAGATCATCTCGCCAAATGTCGTACTGATCCTGAGTAAGCTCGGCATTTGGAAACAGCCCCTTAAGCAACTCAAATGTCACCGACCACGCATTCGCTTCTCCAAAATTCATCGAGCCTCCTTCACCGCAGCCACAACCTGCAGAACAAGAACACAGATCACAACAACTGACGCAAGCAACAGTAACGCTTCACCTTCACTACTCATGGGTCGCCTCCAATGCATCCCAACCAGAAGGAGTCTGGACATCAGGACCGCCCCGATTCCACTCCTCTGGGTCCATCAAATATCTCTCTTCCCCGAAGAAAGTGTGCGCTCTACAGGCATACTTCTTCTCAGAAGCCGCAGAAGAGCCCAGGTAGGCTTTTGAGGCCTCCAGAAGGGCATCCTCTGTTTTATCAACCAAAGCTCGCCATACGGCCTCTCTGGCCCTCACAGGGGATCCTATGAGTAGGGCCTCTTTCCATGGCTTAAGAACCCTGTCAACCCTCTCATCACTGCCCGCAAGATATCTCTCACCGCTGGTCAGTTCTCTTACGGTACGGTTCGGTTCGGGTACGGTTCGGGTACGGGTACGGTCTGGGCCAGGGCTGGTTCCAGCACCTTCAGTAGTGCTGGTGGATGCTGGATTTTTAGCCTTGAAACGGCCATTGGCTCCTCTGGCCTTGTCTTTCGATTCGACCCTGGCCTTGTTGCGTCGGCTCTTTGTTGTCCGACCGTCTCCCGTGTATCTATCAAGGTTGGGGAAGCGGAATCCCTCGTCAAGCACCTCGATCCAGCCGACCCGATTGAGTGCGTCTGTCAGGCCGGGTACACCAATGATTGATTCAAGCACACCATGGTGATGGCGAGAATACCCATCAGAAGTATGCTGATCGGCCCAGATCCATACCCTAATGAGAATTCCAACAGTCGCATTGACATCTAAATCCAAGGCGGAGGCGATCTCGTACACCTCCGCCTTGTTGACCAATTCGTGACACACCCGAATGTCAGGCATCTTCAAGCCTCTCCGCATCCCTGCTCAGGCCATTCTTGACTTCGGACCAGAATTTCTTCCGGTCGTAATACATAGTTTTGCTCATGTCACTGATGGATCTAGCAGGAGTCAGGACTCCACGCTGCTCCATGCGGCGTAGCGTGGAAACACTGACCCCCAATTCCTCAGCAGCATGCGCCCTGCTGATAACTGGTATCTCCATCAGAACGGAATCTCTCCTTCCTTAACCGCCTTTGGGGCAGGCTGGACAGGGGGATCGCTCACCCCATCCTTACTTTCTTCACGCTTGACATCTTGGTAAGTGTTGTAGGTATTGCCGTCATCTTCGTTAGTCCACTGAGCAAGCTCAACCTCCATTTCGACATCCTCAAGGTCTACTGCATTCAGCACACCTCCAGGAGTAGAAATGCCCAGCTTCTCAGCAAACTCCTTACCCTTCGCCGCATTGACGTTGAATTTGCATCGCCTTCCATCGTCAAGATCCAGTGTCAATTGGATCTTGTTGTATTTAGGCTTCTCATCCGAAAAACGGACCTTGCCCTTATGCCAACCAGCTTCAACCAGTTCAACCTCTCGTTTTCCGCCACCCCTGCTGGGTCCACTTGTGCATTGCATCAGTTCAACTCACTTTCTTCTTGCATTTCTCTTTGTGCTTCATATTTGGAATCAGCCTCATCGTCTTCAACCAAACTCACAGCTTCGTCATAAATATCACTGTCCCACCAGTAGTGATGAAACAGGTCAAACCCGTACTTTCCAGTAAACGTCAAGCTACCCTCAACCGGTTGGTCATTGTCAAACTCCATTTCAACCGTAGCCCCAGTCACTCTCACCGATGGAGAATCTTCAGGCTCATATTGCTCTTTTCTATACGATATATGGGTGATTTCAGCATCAACTTCAGCGCGAATCCTGGCAGTAGGATGCTGCAGGAATCCATTGAGAGACATAGGAAACGTCCCATTGCATTCAACTTTAATAGTTGCCTTCTGCTTCTTTCTAGCCACCCTGATTCCCCTTAATCCAGTCGATCACACCAGCAGCAGCCTTGCTACTCAGATCCTCAAACCCGCAATCATACTTCTTCTTGCACATCTCCAACGCCAAAATACATGCCGCAGGATGTGTCTCGTTGAGTTTCATCAACTCCTGGGTCTGTGAAGAAGTGATACCTGCGTCACGGGGGCGAGACTCCCGATCCCTTGCAGTACGCTCCCCATCGGGATCACTGTCCGCTTGCATTTGGCTCTGGTCAAGCCGAGGGAGCATCAGCACATCACGAAGCATGTAAAGCCATTGTGTTGTCATGACTGAACACTCACCCTTCAGTGGAGTCCGAAGATTCTCCATGAAGAAGTCTCGCTCGTACATACGGTGTTCACCAGTGGAATCACAATCGAGTCTCCACACAGTTTCAATGATTGGGTAACGCTGTTCGTTAATCAGGCATCCATCAGCAACCTTGACCTTCTCAGGAGTAAGCACCAATCCAAGATCAGTCATGATGTCTCGGCAATGGCCAAGCATTGCTTCCGTTGAGGTGTATGAGTAGCTACCCCCACGGCCCATGTTCGCATCAGCCTCCTTGAGGATGGGTCCGATCAGGCTCCTGGCCTCACGGATGTAGGTAACAATCGTCTGAGTCGCTTTGGTCTGCGACTTCTTTGCCGGGGTTTTCTTCGTTGCGGTTGTGGTCATTTAGTTCCTCCTAATAACCGTAGGCCCACATGGGCAAATCCAAGACAGGTGTATCGTGATCGGTATCTTTCCAATCCCCAGGCCTGTCTTTGTAAATGTTCCAGATATCAAGCATGTTGTCAACCAGCTTGTCTCCCTCTTCAAACATCTTGTAGGAAGGCATGAATATCTGAGCAAGATAAGGTTCTTTGCTCCTGACCACTGCCAACCTAATGTCTTTTGTCTCTCTTCCACAGGCCTGCAGACCCCTGCGATAAAAGGCAAGCTGACCGAAATACTTGCGGTAGTAACAATCCTTTGAGAAATACTCCCAAGAGTCCGCAGAAGTTGTCTTCAACTCCAAGAAGCCCCGGCCAGATACCACATAATCAATAAGGCCTCGACATTGAATGCCGTGTTTTTCCTCCCATTGCAAGGCCACCTGCGGCATACCGAATCCAAAAAGATCCTTTGCCTCTGGTAAAGACAACACACTTTCTGACATCCTTTCAGCAGTGGCCCAGGTATTTCGATTGACAGGAGAGAGCCCTTGTTCAATTTGTTCCTTCTTCCAGGCCTTGCCTGCTGCAGTACGAAAATCGTATTCCTTACCCTCTGGCTGTTGCACAAAAGACCTACCAACATGGTCGGGCGTGGTCACCATGGCATCAACAAGCGAGCCCAAAAGCATGGCATCAGACTGCTTTCTCTTAACAGTCATCTCATGCCGTGCAATTGCAGGCTCATCCATGTTTTTCAACACAGACCAATTAACACCATCAAGCTCACGGTATTCTTCAAAAGATAGGTTTGATATCAATTCGTTCATCTTGGTCTCCAAAAAAGACAACCCCACCGGGGTCAGGCTTTCCGGCGGGGAGTCTTATCGGAGGAACTACCTTCGATGAACGGACCCAGTATACACGACATAAAGTCGGCAGCACTGGCCGCATCCCGCTTTGCTTGTTCTTTGTTTCTCTGCTCACACTGAGCATTACGGACCTTCGGGTCCACATCTGGCTTGTCACACATATAAAAAGCCTCCAATATGCCAAGAGTGTAGCACATTTGGGAGGCTATGCAAGCCCATGGCTGTATTTGCATGCTTATGGAAGTGAGCCCTCGGATACCTGGACTATCTGAACGCCCCTAATAAGGCCGCGAGGAATGTTTATAGCTCCAGATGTTTCTTCTGGACCCCAGGTCATGGTCAAGGAAATACGCTCTTCGTTCTGCTCAACAACGAATCCAACGGAACGGATTACTTTGAAAGGCTCTACAGCATCGGCCCGCATCTGGTCTGTTTCGACCCAAGACGGGCTGGTGTGATCCTCAACATCTATCCATTCAACAATTGCAACCCTGTCAGGGCCACAGATTTCGCTCATACTGCCATGCGCCATTCGTCGTAACTCCTGAAAATCACCGATTCTGCATCCCAGCATTTCCTTGCTCTCGGGCTTTTCAACAACTGCGCTCGACCCGTTATTAAACCTTGACCCCACCTTGACTTATCCTCCTTGGCCGCCCAGTCGGGTGCCATGTGTCTCATACAACCTGGGTTCGCTCGCCACCAATTCAATGGCCACGCTTGCCCTGCAATAATTCTTTCCGGTTGGCCCTCCGGCGTAGGGCGGTGAGTGTGTCCGTGGATATATAGACCCCACTCACGGGCAAGGATGGTGGCTTCCTTTTTAATCCCACTGGCTGAACAAGCAACCCCATGGTGGAATGTGACTTGGCCCAGGCGGAAGCAGCCTTGGTGCCGACACATTTGGTATTTAGGAACAGGCATCTCCCAATGCTCTTTAATCTCAGGCTCATGGTTCCTGTAATGCATAGCCTCGCGTATTCGCGGGTCTATTTTGGGAGAATCAAGGCGTGCCTCATGGTTTCCGGGCAGCAATACACGCCTAGAATCAGGTGAAGCCAAACGTATGGTGCGAAGTATTTCATTACTAGCAGCGTATTCTTCAGCGGCATCCACTGACTCAACGTCAGCGTGCTGGCTCGCCCACGCCATCTCATGCAGGTCCCCCAGACAAACAATTACATCAGGCTTTCTGGCAGCTATCTGCTCTACAAGCCAATCAATTGCTTCCGGGTCATGCAAAGGGGCATGGACACAAGAAAACGCTAGAAAAGATCTGTCTTCCATGACATCTATCAATCTTTCCGCTTGTCCTGATGATCCAGCTTGCCCATCCGCTCCCAGTCAGGCTCAATGTCTTTCATCAACCGAATCATGGTTTCCAGACGGACAATGCTGTTATCAAGGCTTCTTAGCCTGTCAATCATTTTTACAGTCATATCCCACAAGGCCTGAATCTTATTCAGGAGAACATTCATCATCCATTTGAGCATGAAATACATCCCAGCCATGAGTATGACTGCGATAAAAATAGGAAATCCAAGCTCTTCTACCACCTTTACGGCGTGATTTACCTCTTCCATAGGCCTGACCTAACCCCTTGAAAAACCACAAGTAACAAGACTACACAGGCATCACCCCGGAATAGAACATTTTCCCAGGCTCACTCTTACGGTAGGCGTAGACATGCTCGCCAACCGATGGAAAGGAATTCAAGAACTCATCAGCCGCAAACATGACAGGAATCGTCCAGACCAGATCGTTCTCATCAGCCTCAACAACAAGGCCATCCAATGGGCCACCGATTAATTCCCTGACAACAGAACTCTCACCAACCCCCTCGTCACCCCGACCTTCTGGATAGCAAATGCAAATCGTGTACCACATAACTATTCCTCCTACTCTCTGTTGCCAAGCTCGCCAGACCTCGCCCTTTTGTCTGCCTTTTTGTAGGCCTCTCGAAGGGGCTCTAGCTGGAAATCCTTGTAATACTCTTCCGCTTTCAAGATATTACTCCGATGAGGCTCAGGCAGATTTTCAACCATAGCTTTTACAGCATCGGTTTGACTCATTCGGCTAAGGTTTTTAGGCAATGATTTCTTATATGAAGCACGATCATTTTCAGGAACCAGATTAATCAGAAAGCCGGGCACATCGTCTTTGGCAAGCATTCCAAGGGGAGAACGCATTCGTGAGGACTGCGTAAGAGCCCTTTCGATTTCCTTGGGATCTATTTTCAATTTACCATCAACAGATTTTGCAAACGTACTAACATATTCAAGCATGAAATATTCAGCTTGATCGGGGTCTTTGTATTTAATAGCCTGCTTCATAAAGTAAAGAGCGTCAGCACGGCGACCTGTTGCCATTCCGCCTTGGTATCCGTACTTTTCAAGAACCTTTTCGCGGTACTCACGCACTTCGTCTCGGATTCTGTTGTAAGCATTGAGCCCAGGCTCGTAGGTCTGGAACAACACGTCCTCGCCGCCAATATACCTGTCTGACCAGCGACTTGGCTTGCCCATTAAAGCAGCATATTCTTCACCCATACCAATTGCATCAAACATTTCCTTGGTGCGATCTTTTACTCTTCGGGGTTCAAGTATGCTTGGGTAAGTATCAAGACCCATTGCAGCGTAAGCCAATGATATATATGGGCCCTTCATTTGGCCCCAGTGGTTCAAGAAGGTTTCTCCTGTGGTTGCTGCAAATTCACCCAGAGTTACATCTCCTGTGAACATGCGAAGACCGCGAGCGAAAAACTCCCCATCCATACCTAGAGAACTCTGGAACTCAGGTGACGTTGCACCTCTCAAGAAGATGTGATTAGAACCATCCTCGCCTTTCCAAAGGTTTATGTGGAACTGCCTTCTTTGGTAGTCAGGAAGCTCTTCCTCAATATGACCCATAACCATATTGTTCCATAACCAAGCTGCAGCCTGGGTTCCCCACAAAGCAAACATCAAACGAAGTTTAACCTTAAGAGCGAACTGGGCCCCCTTAGAAGCAACCATGCCAGCCGCTCGTGCAGCTCGCCTTCTTCCTTCTCCGCCGGGATCATAGCCATCGCCGCTGCCACCTCGGCCACCACCGCCACCTCGGCCACCACCGCCACCTCGGCCACCACCGCCACCTCCACCTGGAGGGGGAGCCCCCGGAGGCAAGCCTAACTGCTCCGCCACCTGACGCTGAACACGTTCATGGTTGACGGCATTCATAATGTAGCGGAAGTACCACATATTGTTTCCGGTGTGGAACCTAATAAATGGAGCAGCGTGGCGAGCAAGGCCTTCTGTAAGCGGGCTTGCGTCACCATAGTTGACAAACATTTCGTTAGACAGCTTCCACGCCATTTCTGCTGGAGAATTCAAAGCCACAACTTCTTCAGGGATAGAGCCCGCGAAAGTGGACGGCCTACCCTGATAGTCTTTCATATCAGGGTACTTTTCTCTGATTGCTTTTCTGTCGGCTTCAATGTCTTTCTTGAAGTGAAGGTACATGGCGTACCGCAAAGCAGATTCTCTCAATCCAGTCACCTTGCCAGCAATCTTCCACCACGGCCCCAGTTTCACAAGATCAAGAGCTACACCAGAAACACCTTTCGACAGATAACCCTTAAAGCCAGTTTTAACTCCAGTCTGCAAATCAAGTGCAGCCTTAACATCAGGCAATTCGCCGGAAGCAAACAACTCTAACCCGCCCCCCATGGCCATCCAATCAGCAAGGTCTTCTGATATCTGAGGGGTTTCTCCAGGCTTGTGCATAACAGATTGCGTCAAATCAACCAAGGCTTTAGGCAACATTCGCAATCCAGAAGGTGCAGCCCAAACAGCTTTTTCAACTTCGCCCATGTTTCTGATGTTGTATCCAAGAAAAGCCTTGGGGCTCAACAGCAGCCATCTCTTGTAACCACCAATAACCAACTGATTGGCTTTGGAAAATATGCTTGCATCTTTATACCTATCCTTATGAGCGTTTTCCAAAGCCCTGAATTGATTAACAAGCCTTTCGGGAATAAGCATAACATCAGCAGAATCGCCCATAGCTTGGGCTTCAGCCATTGCTTTTTCATCCAGATTAAAGTGATGAGCCATCAACTTCTCAAACGAATCAAGAGCAATTGAATGCCCGTTTGAGTGCCCTACAACTGGAGTAGATCCCTTAAGGTGCCATAGCCGATACCCAGGATACTCGTCTATGTAACGAGTCCAATGGTGGTAATCTCTGGGGTTTACTTTTACACCTCTTGCTTCCGCTTCCTTATCCAATGCCTTATTAAATTCTTCTGCACGCTTCTTAAGGGGCTTTGAAATGTCATACTGATCCCGTATGTCCCCGATAGCGTCCATGAAAACAGTGTCAAACAACATGTTTCGCAAAGTAGCAAATTCCACTTCAGCGTAATTGGAGCTAATGTCAGACATGCTGCCCATACGCATCTGGTACTCGCCCCGACCAGAAGGTTGTTTGATTGTTCGACCTTCCCACTGTGCTTTAATTAGCTCGGCACGAATCTCGATGTTTTGGTGCTGGTAATAATCCTTCCGCTGAAGAATGTCTTCCAATTCGGGGAAACCAGCACGGGATGCCGCATCAATAAGAAACTCTCTGACCCGATCAAACACATCTTTGCGATGCTCGGCAGCAGCCCTGACGTTAATACTGCCACTAACCATGTCCGCATATTCCTGGGCATGCTTCATGACATCGGCTTCAGTCAGATTGTAAGGCAAGGGGTACTCAGATTCTTCGCCTCTTTCTTTGTGAATCTTGATTGATTCCTTAAGGTCTTGGAAAAGAAGATGAAGATTGAATAGCTCGTACTCATCACGATTCAAATGCCCAACAATGTCTTGAACCGCATGACGAGCGTCACGACCGGCAATTGCATAAAAAGACGGCAATTTATCCAGCCTATCTCTTGCCACAGCCCAATAAGCAGCTTCACCACCTCGGGTTCTGCCAAGCTCACTTTGTTTGCCCCTAAGCATGGATTTGCGAAGAGATTCGACAAACCCTTTGCCCTTGGATTCAAACCTTTCCCTTGCCTTAATGTGCCCATCTACACCGGCAGTCGATCTTGTGTATCGCTCCCTTGTCTCTTCGCCCATCTTCTCCCGGAGTTTGTCAACAGATGGGACGGGGCCAGCATCCACTTCGCCTGCAGCACGCATGTTTTTTGCACGCTCCTTAGCATTGCGAGGGGCTCCTGCTGGGTTTGCCATGGCACCCATTGCATGGAGCCTTCGGGGCTGCCGTATCTCAGCAAGAACGGGACGTTCAGCCAGCTTTCTGCCAAATGCCTCAAAGACTTCCTTGTCTTCAAGCCTGGGGGTAAGAACTAACCTGCCGTTCTTGATATCTACCCACCCCAAATCAGACAAAAGAACAGACCGGCCAGATTGGGGGTGAACAAATTCAGTTATTCTGTCATTTGGATCCAACGGGAATGCCCGCTCTTCCGTCCCTTTGTATTCCCCCTTCCACACCCAATCATTTATCACGGTCGTAAACTTGGGCATCAGCTTACTCATTGGGCTGATAATTTGTTTTTCAAGCATTTCTACGTCTTGCTTAGGCCAAGACGCAGGGTCTTCCGGCTTTACCATTTCTTGCCACCGGCTCTTGTTGCTGTCACTTCCAATCTTTTCTGGAATCTTGACAGTGCCGAATATTGTTGCTGTTGGGTCAGCGGGGTCTACTTCCTTGTTGCTTTCTTCAAACGGATTTGGCTGATCCCTTTTAAGCATCCCCTCGGACATCAAAACCTTTGCAGAATTAGGCAAAGCAAACGCAGAACGCCCGTCCATGAAGATTACATACTCATCTCCAGGCCTGATTGGATTGCCTATCATGTCCCGCATGGTTGTCTGGTCAACTAGGATTGAAACCGCTTGATCTTCAGGCATAGCAAGCATGATTTCGCCAGCGGTTACACGCTCAAGGACAAAGTAATCATGTCCAGAAACCCCAAACGTGTCGCCGGGCATAAGCTGAGACACAGGTGCTTCTACCAAAGACCTACCCTCAGTCATGTCCGCCCTGTAATCGCCCCGAGAAGCATTTAGATGAATTGAATTCAAATAATCTTCATGAGAAGAAATGCTAGGCAACAGTTGGCCCTCAGACAAAGCGTACATAGGCACTTTTCCGCGAGCCCCACCCTGCTTTTTAACCCACTGTGCAACCTTGGCGGGACTTCTTGCCACATTCTTCTGCTCAACCCCCATGGATTCAACAGAACGTCTTTCAGCTTTAATAGCTTGCAAGTCATACTTTGGCTGCTTCTTTTCCTTTGCCTTAGCTTCAGCAGCCTTAGAGGCAGCCTTAGCGGCCTTAGCCTTGCTTTTCTTTAGCTGCGTATAGAAGCCAGTGCGATAAACCTCTGCTGCTTTCTTTGCATCAGCAAGCCGCGTAAACCTTTCCTCAACAATAGGAGTAGTTGCAGCTTTGCCCCTTGTCCCGTGCAAAGAATAATAAGCTGGTGTGCCGCCATACTTCTGCTTAGTCCATTTGGTTCCACGGAACCTCGGCATACCTGGCCTTGCTTCGGTTTTGACGATCTTGAATCTACCGTCAGTAGATCGCCAATCTCCCTTATCTTTGACTTTCCATTGCAGTGGTTCTGCAGGTGTTGCAGGTGCTTTAGGGGCCTTAGCAACCTCCTTCTTGGCTGCACGAAAAGCCTTGGCTACATCAGAAACAGGCTCAATAAGTTTCTGTGTGTGTAACCCATGGATGCCGTTGCCCAAGACAATTTTTGCATCTTTCCAAATCTCAGGGATTTTAACATCATCACTAAGGCCCATAAGCCTAGCCATCATGCGAGGAGTCACTCTTTTGATTCTGCCATCAGGCATAATAATCCGAGGAACTTCTGCAGGAGTAGACTTAAGCGTTGGAGACGGGCCGCCAGAGTTGGCTGCAGCCGTAATTCCTCTTGTAGCAGACCCCCCCATGGTAATAATCGGCTTACCTGGATCAAGCAGACCCCGTTCAATCATGTTGTCAAGACGAACTCTTTCCCAGTTTTTCTTGCCGGGTTTTCTGCTGACAAATTCACTATCAGGGGCTGAATCAATAAGATCCTTTACAAGCTCATACCAATCTCCTGGCTTGGATTGTTCTGGCAAAGCAGGCAAAGAGCCAACGTCTTTTCTCACAGCTTGAATAATTGTTCTTCGTCTGGTCTGAGCAGCGCCATAATCAGCCGCATCAACAGTAACCAATCGGTAGTCATACCCAGAATCTACTAAAGACTCTGTGATTATCCAACCAAGTTCAGTGTCAAAATAATGGGGCACATTTTCAATTGTTACTGAAGGAGGCTTGGCACCCCGAATGATTTCAGCAACTTTCTCTGCATGAGCAATGTCGTTTTGATTTAGCCCGCGCCCCTTCTTGGCCGCCGAAAGATTTTTGCATTCAGGACTTGCGTGAAACAGATCTGGTTTGGCTTCAGCTACTTCTGCAGGGGTAACATCAAGAGCGTCCCTAGCTTCATATTTGGTGCCGTGCTGAAGGTTGTAGTAGTAAACAATCTTCTCTTCAAGCTCAACAGCACCTCGGTGTGTAACCGTAGAAAGCCCTGCCTCCATAGTGCCCATGCCTGAATGGGTGGTAAACGTGCGAACCGGCTCTGTCTTGGTTGCAACAGCTTTGGCGGGAGCCTGGGGTGCAACAGGAGCAGCTTCGGCAACAGGAGCAGCTTCGGCAACAGGAGCAGCTTCGGCAACAGGAGCAGCTTCGGCAACAGGAGCAGATAGCTTCTCACCTCTTTTTCTCACGGCTTCAACAGCCGCTTCTTGCGGGGTTAGGGTTTTTGCCGGAGTAGCGGGAGCTTCAGAAATAACCTGTTCAGATGGCTTGGTTTCAGGAAAATAGCCAAACTCATTCAAATCATCACCAGCAAAGCGAACATCTCTGGCCGGGACTTTCATTGACCTCACCGGCCAATCCTTGTCTCCCATTTCCAGCTCTGCCTCACTAACCATTCCGTGCTGCTTTGCGTAATCTTCAGAAAGCGACACCCAGTCCCCAGGCTTAATAGGATCATTATTAGGTGACGATCTGTATATTGTCACTTCTGCGTCTGGCCTTCCCCTCATTCTGCGTATAGCAGCTATGGACTGCTTGCTAGAAAGCGATGACGCATCACCAACATAAAGCTCAGGACGGCTGTAAACATCTTCTGGAATCTGTTCCGATTCGGTCAGGTCATGCAGCCTTGCACCTTCTGGATTTGGCCTGTGTGCCGCATGCCAAGATTCCTCAACAGGAGCTTCTTCCGCAGCCAGAGCGGGCGGAGCGGTTGCATCAGGCGCTTTTGGAACCTGCTCCACAACAGGAGCTTCTTCCGCAGCCGGAGCGGGCGGAGCAGGTGTAGGGACCATCACTTCTGTTAGTGAAGTATCCACAGCCACCGGCTTGCCCGCTTTGTCACGCCCGTACACCACCCCCTCGTCAACCCGCTCAACCGTAACCTCAGTGCCAGCCTTGGGCTCCTCAGCCCGGCTCATGCCATACTCAGTCGCCTCGGCACTAGCTTTGCCCACAACGATCTCAGAGCCCGCCTGAACGCCACTAGGAGTCTTGGTGATGTCCCATAGCTCCAAGGGCTTCTCGGCTTCCGCCACCTTAACTGGAGCCTTGGGCTCCTGGCCAGCTTCTCTTTGTTGAACCGCTCTTTGGCCCGCAGTCCGACCTTCAGCCAATTGCTGCTCCCACATAGCTTCTTTGCCGGGCAGTTCTGGCCGCTTCTTGAACGGGGTAACAATCGGAGGGCGAGGCGGAGCTTCAGGCAAAGCCTTTCGTGGGGTAGGGCCAGCCTGAATTGGCGTAGTTTCTTCAACTGGCCTTGGTAGCTTTCGTGGCCTACCTGTTCCAGGTGCTAATGGCTTGCCTGCTTGCGGCGTGCTTGGCATTGTAAATGGAAGACTAGTCGGGCCAGTTGGGCCAGCAGGAGCAGCTTTGCTAGACTTGAACCTACCGGCAACCAAAGCATCTCCAAGAGAAACCGTCTGGACATCAATGTTAGTGGGCAATTTGCCCAACATATCCTTAAACGCCTTTACAGCCTCTTCTCTTGTCGCATTTGGATTAGCTTGCCGCCACTTGGACAGGAAGTCGCCAAGTTTCTTTGTCCAAACCTCAATAGCTTGGGCACGCAACAGGCTCTGCTTTGCCGCTGCAGACGAACCTTCTGTCAAACGAGGAACTCCGCCCGGTTCCTTTTTACCCTTTACAACATAGGCCCAGTGGTTGGCAATTTCCTGTGGGGTGACTCGGACGTTTCCAAATTTAAGGTTCTTGCCTGTAAAGCCAATGCCAAGAAGAGTCATTGTAAAGAAATCTGACCAAGAGGAATGGTCAGCGTCTGGGGGTGGAGCCTCTGCAAAACCAGACGCTACCGCAAGCTCTTCCATGCCTTTGATTGTGCCAAAAGCAACGCCGCCGCCAACAAGAGAAGTCCCCGTAATTGCGGCCATGTTGCCAACGCCAAATCCGCCCGGTTTCGTTGCCATACTCCAGGCTTTAACCATGTTCCTAGTACCGGGAACAACTATAGAAGCCGTAGGCACAGCAAAGCCAATAAATTCGCCGGTCGAAACAGAACCTGGGTATACATTTCTTGACGCAGCAAACTCAGCCGCAAAGTCATAATACTCCGCAGCCAAATCAGTAGCTTCATCAATGGTTAGGCCAGCAACTTCACTTGCCATCCATCCAACAGCAATAGAACCAGCAGTTTCAACAGTAGGCCCAAGAAAAGGCCCAATGATTGGGGTCTTTCCGGCTAATTTTCCCGCAGTTTTTCCTACAGATTTACCCCAAAGTTTGGCTGCAGTGGCAAATGAAGCAAACCCTACCCCCCCTTTAGCAATGCCATACGCCAAAGCCTTCTTCTCAACCGCACGAATCATCTCAAGTTGGTCAGGAGCAAAGTTCTTGGCAAGCTCTTCATTCCACTGGCTTTCAACAGAACGCAATTCTGCAGCCTGCTCTTCGTCAATCAAGCCATCCTTTAGAGCTTTTTCAATACCCTGGCCCATACGGCTTGGGTCAAAATACGTTTCCCCACCAAAGGTTCTGTATGGGGCATCATTTGCGTTAAACAAAGCGGGCTGCAAACGCTTGATGTTTGCCATCTTTCGCTCAATAGCATCCTCTGGAATGTATTCCAGATGCTCGAACATCCCACCATCCAATGCACCATATGCAATCGCATCAACTACAGCATTCAAGTTATCAATAGCCCATTCCCGGTCGTGATAACTGTATTCCGGCTTTTCTAATGCATCGTTGGTTAGGCGAGACATCGTAAGTTCTGCAACGTACCCAGGATAGTCCTCTAACGCACCCCCCTTTGACATCCAAAACAGATTTCTAGCATTGCTATCGCCAAGCAAATCAATAGCTTCATTTTCCCTAGCCCAAGTTCCATACCTTTCCTCATCTACAGGAGGAGTAATAGAAAACAAATCAGCCTGCTTACCCCTTGATGGCTGATCCAAAAACCTTGGGTCAAATGCTTCGGGAATATCACTGCTAGGATCTTGAGGCATCACTCCTTCTAGTGGTGATGAGTGTGGCTTTAGAGCTTCTTTTATCTGCTTTTCGTTTTCTGGACGAGTAAAATGTTTTGACAATTCCTCGCTTCGTTTGCGAGAAAATTCATCTGCTTGCTCTGAACTCCACCCCTCGCCTCGACCATAGACTTCACCACTTTCAAAGGCAAGGCGAAGAATCTCGTCATCGTCACGAAGAATCCTGCCACCCCAAACGGTTGGGACAACAATGTTTTCCCCGTCAACCTCATAGCTTGCAGTCCGCTCTGTTACGGGCTGGCCATACTGATCGTAATATATAGTCCGACCAGATTCGGGGTGTCGGCTGTAACCGCCATCCAAAATCGTGTCTCGACCCAAGACCTCATCCAAAATATCACGGTCAATTCCTGGCGGAGTAAAATCGTTACTCATTTAGAGCCTCTTGAAGCTATTTGTTTTAATAGGGTTTTTGGGCAATTCAATGACATCTACTAATTGTCATTTTGCTGAACAGGTTCCGCCTTCATCCTGCCACGGCGATCTACTCCGCTTGTCAAATTAGCGTGGTATCTCTGCATGCCCGCAGTGTCGAGGCCATACTGTTCTCGGTATCTTGCCAAATACTGCCTTGCATATTCTTCGCTAACCCCCAGCATCATGGCAAAATCAGAAATTTGCCCCTGAGTTAAAGAAGTGCTTTCGTCTAAATCTGGAATACCTTGTTGGTTGATGTAATCAGATAGGTACGAACTTTCTCCCTCAACAGTTTCAGAAGCAGGTTTATCTTTCGTGCCCTTCATGCTTTCCCTAAACCCACTCACATAATCACTGTCAGCGGTAGTCAAGTCAGGTTCAACCGCCAAAGATGCCTGAGCCGCAGCATCATCTTTAGCAAGCTGCTTTCTTACAGCTTCAATTTTTACAGAATCATCAATATGTGTTATGTAGTTTTGTGCCCACCATGCTGCGTCAAGCGGATTTTGTTCATCAATATGCCACCCAGCCGAACGCGCTTCTGTAACCAAAGCAGGAATAAACTCGGTAAGAAATTGGTTGCTATCAGTAATAACGCTAGGCAAAACACGCATTGCAGTCGAAGGATCTGTTTCACCAGTCAGTTTTGAAGCAGCTAAACGCATAAGGTCATCCATGCTTCCAGAATCAATTCGCTTGTTACTTCCTGTTGCATAAAGCCCAAGATTTGGATTTGACCCATGGATATTGTGGTTGTAAAGCGACCTGGATCTTGTGTGGAGCTTTTGCTGCCTTTTAGAAAGGAAGTCATATTGATCCTGAAGAGAACTTCTAATACCTTGCTGAACAGGGCCATCCCCAGGCGTTGAATCACCCCCAACGTCATACGCGCCCCCAGCACCGCCACCACCTTTACCGCTATCCATCTGGGCCTGAATAGATTTTAATTGCGTTCCAACATTTTTGATTTCATCGTCAATTGCAGTCTTTTTTTCGTTACGAGTTCTGTCACGAACCGTGTCAATAAGGCCCTCAAGACTAATATGATTTTTAATTAAGTCCTGCCACTCGTCTTGAGTAGGAACAATGCCGTATCGAACCATGAAGTCATGGGTTCTCTGGTCGATAACTCCTGCTTCCAACGCTTGCCTACGAGCTTTATCACCTTGAATGTGATTAAAGTTCTCTGCAAGAACCATATCGGATGCGGCTTGCCTTGCAGCAGACCTACCTGCAGAAGAAACACCATCGGCAATAATTGCAGCGTTTTCGGCCTTGATTGCACCCTGAATTGCCGCCAAATCTTCTTTGGAGTAAATCGCGGTTTTTCCAGTCTTGGGAAAACGTGCAACAATTCCATCGCCATAAGGATTGGGATATAGCTCTACCCCAGGAATGTTATATCCTACCCTCTGACTTGCAGGAGCGTTAGCGCCGCGAGTTGCAACATTGCGTATTGCCTGAGCTTGCTCTGGGGTAACGCCTTCTGGAATACGAACATCGCTGGCCACAGGAGCAGTTGCCGGAGGGAGCCCGCCATCAGCAGACTTTGGGGAAGGGGCACCATCATCACTCGCAGGAGGCTGAGTTTGTTGCTCAGGTTCAGTGCTTCCACCAATGGTCATCATAGGAGTGCCATCGGCAATAGCCTTATCTATCATTCTTTGACGAATGCGATCCTGTGCGTCCATTTCAGCATTCTTAACGGCTTCAGCAACGCTAACCCTAGATTCGCCAGAAATCGTAGACAGGAATTCACCTATGGGGCTAGACTCCATGGCCTGGCTAAACATCTTCTCAATCGTAGGGTAAAGAATTTCTTTAGCCTGATCTGCTGCCATTTTCTTTTCAAAAGCGTACCGATCCCACATCTCGTCGCTGCGGCTATCGAGTCGCTTATCTAGCGCTAGCTGTTGATTGAAATTTTGTTGGCCAAGGTTGGCGGCCAATTGTACGCCCTGAAATGCACTCATTTTTTTTTCCTAAAAGTGTCTTGCCACAGACTAGATAGTTCCGGTCCAATTACCCAAAATGTCTCCAAGATTGTCGTAGTAACTGCCATCAATGTTTACTTGCCAGTCACCTGTATTGGGGTTAAAGGGGCTAATATCCATATCCAATCCACTATTCCACCAGCTATCCCAACCAGAAGCGATTGAATCCCAACCAGAACCAAGTGCATCCCACGCAGCACCACCCGCTTCTGCGCCAAGTGCGCTCATAGCAGAGCCCAAAAGGGCTTCAAGCGACCCACTGAGCAGGCCTGGAGTTGCTGCCTGTGTTACAACCTGCTGTCCCGGCCAATCGGTTGCGTAAAGCTGGTTCCACATATTGTATTCAAGCTGCGGCACCATGCTCATTTCTACCGGGTTTTCTCGATACAACTGATCCTGGAAAGTTGTCAAAGCCCGTTCAGCATCTTGGCGACGCGCAGACAATTGCTGCATTCCAGAATCATATTGCGCCTGACCAGAATTTATACCTGTAGTATAAGTGTTGTTCGCCTTGTTTCTTTCAGACGATCTCCATTGGTTTAACTCATTCTTAGCTTCGCTTTCAGCTTTGTCGTGGCCTCTTATCTTTGAATCATGCGCGGTAGAGCCCAGCAATCCACGGCGAGCATCCGCAACCTCCTGAGTGCCCCTTGCCTGATCCGCCATTTCTTCAATGCTGGTATTTTGGTCGCCATACATTGTCTCAATGTCTGCATATGTGGTGTCTCTTTGTGCAAGCAGGTCAGATTTTAGAGCATCCAGGTTTTGCAAAAGAGCGTCTTCAGAGTCTGTAATGGTAGCCAATTCGTTTTCATAACCAGACTGAAACATTGCCATACGCTGTATGTTTTGAAGCTGTGATTCAGCAATGTATTGCCAGTAAGCATCAATCATGCTCTGGCCATAATTTTGAACAACTGCCGGACCCTCAGTAGACCAAGGAAGAGTCCTTGTCTCTTCGTCTGTGCCAAACAACGAACCCCAAATATCGTCAAAAAAATTGCCCATCACTAACTCCTAACTCTTGTCTGACCAGCCATTGCAAGAGTGGCTGTTATTTGCTCAAATGCCCACGGGGTAGCCGAGGCTGATTGATAAACCTTTACAAAAACAAATGACCCGCGAGCCCTAGTGTAGCTCCAGGGGTTTCTTCCAGAATTCCATTCCGAAGTAATTACAGGGGAACCCGCCTTTGCGGCTTCGACTGTATCGCCAACATAAACCTCGTACTTAATAACAGATGACTGCTCATCTAAAATTGATGCCAATCTCATCAGCTTTGTCTCGGTGACAGTATCAGCATATATAGGGCCTATCCAAACATAGCTGTCAATATCTGTTCCTGCATCTGATGTTGCATCTGAATCAAAAGTTCTAATGTGCCCATCAAACCCACCCATAAACACTCCCCTATTTCCAGTAATAGGGCTGCTGTAATACATTGCGTAAGAAGGCCCAATTACTGCTGGGTAATGCAAAGGCCAGAACGAATCATTTCTGTCATCGTAAAAGTAATGTTTAGTCTCACCAGTTTCCTGGGTCGGAGGAATTAGGAATATATGCACCCCAAACAAGGTGTGGTCATACATCAACCGGACTTGATGTTTATCAAGATCAAGGCCAGAAAATTCCTTGTCTAAACGGCCTATAGAAACTCGCTCGCTTCTATCTACGTTGTATTCGTTTGGCTGAAGTCTGTATAGCCCATCAGCAGCAAAGAAGAACAGGGTCTTGTTTGCAGCATTGCACCAAGCCATTGGAGAAATAATTCCAACCGTTAAACTTACTGGAATAAGCTGGGCTGTTTCCACCGATGGATCATCAGTCAAAGCATAAATTGAATCTCGACATCCAATAGCCAATGAACTAGAGTGCAAAGGAAATATCGCACGAATTGGATCGCCAATTTCAGCCAAATTTGTAGAGTTGCCAGCAATCGGACCACTCATATCGTCTACAACACTGGTATTCCAATCCCAGAAATTACCTGTTCCAGACATCCACCAGTTGTTGGGCTCATCCGCTTTCCCAGCCAACACCAGTCGCCCCATGTATTGGGTAACAAGCCTTGGTTTAAGCTCGGTACTGTAAGTAACCCCATCAGTTTCAAAATTGCTTCCGCCGGGCAAGTCTGGAAGGAATTCATCTTCTCCAGTTATCAGCTTGCCTTCCTCTTTAGCTTTTTCATACCAATCCTCTACCGTCCTTGTTGCCGGGTTGTACCTGTAGTACCTAGTCCCATCTGCAAAGTAATACTTGTCTAAGAAGGATGTGCCAGTAACAACACTCCTATTAGCATTAAAAGTATTTGTAGTGTGATTCCCAGGACCGGCAAAAGACTTGTTATCTCGACTATCCCTAACCTTGCCATCAGCAACTGCAATAGTAATTGGATTTCTAATCGTAGCCAGATCCGCTATGTATTCAAATTTGTAATCAGCAAACGCTGGTTCCATCCAAGTCCTAAGCCAATCAGCGCCCCAATCAGAGCCAAACATAAGCTGTGCGCAATTTTTTACACGAACCCAGGCCATGCCCGAACCGTCATCAGTGCCATCAGTGTCGTTGCCCTTAATGTTTGACGAACCAATGCCGCTTGTGTCAACGCCAGATTCAAGATGCCCACTAAAATACCCTTTGTATTCTTGGGCATTTTGTCCTGACAACCCATCGGCGTTTTGGTATCCGCCAGTTGCATGCTCCAGCTTACATGGGTATGAAACCGTAACAACACTGTTGCCTTCAACTATTGAATCCTGGCCAGCATCTCTTCTATACAAATGATATCTATCATCCGATCCGCCGTTAGAAGAAGTCAAAGTAAGCTCGGTAGTTCCAGAAATTTCCCCATCAAAAGACACAGGATGGCTTCCGGTTGGAAAACCTGTAGCATTACCTCGAATGTTTCCAGAGCTACCGCCTCCCGCATACCAATGCATCCAGTGGACTGAAGTGTAAAGCTCTTTATGAACCCCGAAAATCAACCCCGACGAAGCTCTTGTATTGTCAAGAGAAGTATCAGTGTCTTCTGTGCCGCCAAGGTATGCATTTAGATCAAGCTCGGTTTCAGATACAGTTGGCTGCTGCTCACCAAACTTAATAGACTCGCCCTGAAACAAAATAGACAGATTTCCATTAAGGCATTTTACTTCAATATCATGCCAAACAGCTAAATCTGGATCATCATACGGGTCATAATGCTCAACTTGGATATTGCTTCTTTGATGAGTCCCATCGAAATCAATAATGTTTCCAAGAGCAGCTTTGAAAAAGTCTTCTCCCCCAGAAGCTCCTTCATTATCAACCGATTCAATAGTAGCTACTACAAATCGAGGAGCAACATGCCAATCAGGGGAAGGGACACCATACGAATCCCCAGTAAACTGCCCAGCACCTGGAGTAAGGGTTCCGTCAGTAATAAATCCAATAAAAAGACCTTTAGAACTATCTTCTTCATTACTTGTTGGAATTGACCCCACAGTAACATCTTCATTAGTAGTGCTGTAATTAACTTTTAGCCTAAACACCATTCCGTAGTAATACTTGGAATTAGTTTGCTTAATGGTTCCCTCGTTATCTTTGCCCCAAAAAGTTACGGAACAAAGAAGGTTATCTATAGAGGAACCGTTGTGAGTCTCCCAATGGTTGTCAGTTGTGTCCCAAAGCCGATACAGGTTTTTGGTGTGGTGGCCGCCACTAGAAAACGAATAGTCGCTATCTGTACCATATAGCTGAGTTACAAAGGGGGTTTCGTAAGAGGAGTTGCCACTAACTTTTGCCATTTTCTGGTGATCCCAAGGGGCAGGCCTAACCGAACAAGAACAAGCCCAGTCATTCCCCTTCTTAGAATTAAACGGCAAATCATCAACTTCCGTGTAAGGGAAAATGGCAGACGAAAAAGCCATTTTATTGGTTGGCAAAGCATTGTCGCTGCCAACTATTTCTCCATTACCACCGCCAATAAAAATATTGTCTACAGGAACACGATCCTTTGCATCAATTCCAACATTGGGCTCAAACATATGAAACCGAGTTTTGCCATCTAACTCATTGCCGCCAATAGTAGTCCCCGAACCTGATGCATGCCCTTCTGAACGATACATCCCAGTTGTGTCTTTACCCCTGGGCCTTTCAGGATCAGAATAAGGAAGAGGTGGACATGGAGTAATGCAATCCCTGTCATTAAACTTCCTGCGAACCCACACTCCTCCGTCAGCAGTTCTTACACGGCCCCCGTTTGGAAGCAATGGAATAGATTTAGAAGACGAGGCCAAGTTATAAGAACCATCGTCCCACAAGGAATCAGACGTAACGTCAGGGGCCTTTCTTGTAGACTCCCTTAATACAGGCTGTTCTGGCCTATAAGAAACATGAGTGTTTTCAGGAACATTCATGTGGTCAAGCCATTGCATTACTTTAGCCAAAGAACCAATGTAAGGGCCAGTTTCATAAATCATTGGCCCCGCGGCACCAATAATGCTTGCCGAATCGGCTGGCGGAACAATGGTGTCTATTAGCTGGATTTTTCCGCCAAGACCTGGGCCTGTTACTTGAACTATGCCCGGCCTGCGACCACCCCTTGCCCGGTTTTCCATAGAATCCCAAGCAATAACATTTTTGCAGTCAACAGTAGTCATTTCTATCTGGCCTACATGCGACTGACTTTGGTCAAGCCCGCCAACAGGAAATGGGACCACAATGTCTTTTGTTTGAGGTTTCATTGAGCCAGCCTATCCCTAGTCCTAATAGCCAAATCAACATCCTGAGTTCCACTAGCTACCAATTCAACATACCCAGTCTTTGCTAAATCAAATCCATAGTCTTCATACGTCCATACGGCAGATTCACCAGCAAGAAGAAGAACAGAATCTATTCGTATAGCAGCGGAATCTGAAACTGTTGAGCTACTCTTGTACCGCACCGTAACAGTAGTCGATGCTGTAGATTCCCTGTTATATGCACTCGCCCAATAAAACTCTCTAGCAGAAACATCCCTAGAGTTTTTGCTTTTAGACAACGGCACAGAAGCCAGGGCTGTGCCATCCGTCTTTGTTCCCATCGTTGTGTCGTATCTTTTATACATCAAGATGTCGGGTCAGCAATAGTGTCAAATGGCAGCCTATTGTTTCGATTAGAAGAAGTAACGCCATTCATAATTGGGCCGTAATCAGGCTGCACCAGCCCATCATGTGCCAATGCTCTTTGGAACAATGGCGACTGCTCTGTTTCCAGAAGTCTTTGAGCCATGTTCTCTTCCTCATAACCCAAAGCAAAAGCCCTAACCATTTGCACCAGAACTGATTCACAAAACTGAGGAACAGCAGCACTTTCAGTTGACTCGCTCAACTCTTTCCAGGACTGCAGGTAGGTTAGCGTCAAAACATCTGCAGATGTCGGCGTGGGCGCAAGCTCCAAAATAGGTGGCTTATTTGCCTTTGCAGAACCTTCGGGCCACACAATGGAAGCAATGTAGTTTGCACCTGTTGAAATGCTTGTGTTTCTGGTGCGGACCACTTCCTGAATCGTTGTAAGCCTAATGCTGTCAGTCAACCCGTCTTTCATATAGGCATTAACTATTTCCCCAACATCATTGGGTAGCTCTACGCTTGAAAGATTTGCAGTCAAGGTAACATCCACTGGCCCACGCAGACGGAAGTTCCATTGATAGCCATACAAATGACGGCCCGCCTGATTCACAATGTCTGTAGTGGACAACTGCGAGGCAGGCGTGCCGCCAAGTGCGTGTTCAACGTGTGATTGTAGTTGAGCTAATGTTGCCATCAGGTCACCGCAAATACGCGGACTACGGATGCCGAGCCGGAACGGTAATACTCAATACGGTCAATAGTGTCGGCAACCCAGTCGGCTTCCCAAGTGTCAATTTCCGACTGATGATTGCTTTCGTTAAACGTGCCGTTCATGTTGCCCATGTTGCGACTATCATCAGCAGCCAACACAAAAGGAATGCCAGCTTTTAGTTTAATGCAAAATCCATTTTCGATGTTTCCGCCAGAAAGCGTTCCGCCTTCATTACAAACAAGCTGGATCTCTCCATCAACATCAGACTCAATCCAAAGGAAATCAAAGTCTGCAATGTAATGAGGGGTAGAGTCTGACCAAATAACAGTAGCCGAACCACCAGAGCCGTCAGCAATAGCGTAGGTCCGATCAAAAATTTGATCGGCTACAGAAATGGTTCTAGCGGTGGTGGTTGAACCATCTGAATAAGTATTACCAGCAGCGTCCGTGTAATCGAACTTCTGGTAAAGGTTAATAGTTCCCATATTCTTCTCACTTCCGGGCGGATGCTGGCCGCAGCCAGCACCCGCCGCAGCTAAGGTTTATCAAGCGATTGCGCCGGTCATGATAAAGACCATTACCCAGGCACTACCGTCACAAACGTAAAGTGCGCCTTCGTTTTGGCTCACGGTTCCGATTGTCGAAGCAGCATCGTTTTTTACAGTAATGTCTTCTGAACCATCTGCCGCATTCCAAATCCAAAACTCTCGACCCTGCGAACCTTCTTCTGCCGGAAGAACAACATCACGGGCAGAGCCGCCTGGATCAAGTCGCTGATGTCGTTTGTCGCTATCTACCAAAGTCTTGGTTCCAGCCAAAGTTTCTACGTTAATACCGGGAGAGCCACCGGCCATCTGTGTTGCGATTACTCGCGTGTGAAAGGGACTAGGCATTTAAGTTTTCTCCTGCCTGTAGGTAAAGTTTGCGTGAACCCACTCGCCACGCTTAGAAATACTGCCTGCCCCCCGAAGGGGGAAGGCAGCGTGAATCACGGACGCTCACACATTGCCAGGAAGTAATCCAAGGTCAAAGTGTTGGCAGCACCACCATCGTTCCGAATGCAGACAGTAGGCGTAAGTGCCTCGTCTGTAGGAAGATTGGTTGTATGCGTTGCCTTCAACGCACCATCTACAAAATACTTAGCAGATGTGCCATCGTATTCAACCCGAAGTGTGACAAACGTATTGTCAGCAAGGTCTGACGTTGTGTCAGTTGTTGTCTGGCTGTTGTTCAATTCGCTGATTGCGTCAATGTCGCCAGTTGAATCTGGGCATTCAAATCCGATGCGATCCGAGTTAGCAGTCATTACAGTTGTGTCTGTAATAGCAAGACCAACAAACCAATCGAATTCACTGACATCAGCACCTTTAAGGCGTACTTCGAGCATGCCGCGCGTACCGGGCGACCACTTGAATGCTTCGCCGTTAAGCTGCATTTCTACGGAGTCATTATCCTTATCGTTAGTAGTGATTGCAAGATGACCGCCAGCCGCATCGTCAGCACAAACAATAGTTTCACCATTGTCAGTATCACCATCGACTACAGTTACAAGCCACTGACCAAGGTTAGCAGTTTCACTAAACTTACCAGTGTTATCAGCGTCGTTGCCTTCAAAACCCCACCCGTCGGTGAAATCGTCAAAGAAAACGACTGGTCGCCCAACACCGCCACCGGGGCCTGTTACGGGCGAAAAGATATCAGAAGCATAAAGTGACATTATGTCTTCTCCTTCTTAAAAAACCCCACCTATCAGGCAGGACGGACAATACCCTGTCGCTTACGAGAGTTGCAGAACACGTTCCACCAGCAATCGACGGGCTGAACGCTCGTAAACGGCTGGTTAGGATGACGCATTGGATCATGCTTCTCGAAGTAACGTCGGGAGTGATAGATTGGGGTCATGTAGTTAGCATTTACCCAGAAGTAACGAGAACCCGTGTACGCGGCGCTTGCACTATCTTCTGCATGGAATCCAGTGTGACCCGAATAGCTGTTGCTGTAGATAGCAGCCGTGTCCAGAGCAGAAACGTAGATAACGTCAATGCCGCTGTATTGTGGGTTGTTATACGCAGGATCCTGGGCCGAAATGAGTGAGTCATTGCTGGCACGCAGGGCTCGCTTGTATTGATTAACACCAGCACGACTGGCGAAAATCATCTGACGGCTCAGATTGTCATTCTCAAAGTATTCCTGCTTCGTTGCAGGTGGAATGAACTGACACTTCAGGAACATTTCGTCGAAGGCTGCAATCAGCGAATCGCTGCTGCCAGTGCCGCCGCCGATGATTCCGTCTGGATCATTTGCGTCATAGGTCGAAACTTGGTTCTTGTAGTTAGCGCCAGTAGCGGCAACACCAAGACCCTGAAGGTCCGTACCAGTGAATCCAGCGGGAAGTCCGCCGTCTTCTTCCTGGATGAAGGTTGGGATGGAGTAAGGCAGCTTGCCTGTGTTGGTTTCCATTCCAGCTTCGTTAGGAGCCTTCCAAAGATCGTCTTCCATACCGTTGAGCATGGATGTCCAAAGCCGCATCTCTTTGATACGCTTCAGCTTCTTGTAAACGACCTTCTGAGCATCGCGGGAAAGACCCTCGCCTACGTTCAGTTCGATCTCCTGATCGGTCCAACTCATGTGATCGACTGAGAACTTCCAGTCAATCTCAAGAGTGTCTACGACCTGGGGATTCGTCCATGAGAACGTATCGTTAGGCTGATAGTGATCGTAAGTTGAACTCTCGTCCATCAAGACCACATCGTTAATTGTTTTGCCGCCCTGGATAACCTTGTCGGTTCCACGACCCTTGAGGAAGCGGGAAAGAACGTAGGTGTTCTTGACTGCTTCGTTGATGACATCCTCAGCGGAGGTCAGGTATCGCGGTCCAGTAGCGGCCATGAAATCGTTGAAGTTAGCTAGTGCTGTTCCAGCCATTTGACTTCTCCTTCAAGTCCGAAAATTAAGAGTTATATGCCTCAGAGGCTCCATCAAGCCCACCGCCATTGAAAATAGCGTCAAGTGCAGCGTCTTCCCTGTCATCATGACTCATAGGCGCGTTGCTAATTCGTCTATTTGACGTTCTGGTAGTCGGCTGACCTGCAGACCTAGCAGCGTGTTGCTGGGTCTTAGGTGGGGCCGCATCCGCGAGCCGAATGCGTACAGCGTCAGTCATAAGATCGTTCAGATTCCGGTATTCGCCGGTTCTGTAAAGCGTTTGCATCTTTTCAATAACACTGTTGAAGTTGCCATCATCGGAAAGTTGCGGGTAACGCTCCTGCAACTCAGTACGAACCCTTGCCAATTCCTGTGTTTCAGTATGACCCGTTTGAGCCGCTACATTTACATACAAGTTGGCAAGCATATTGGCTACAGAACGCATTGGAGCCATAATTGACTCCGCAGCCTCATCGCCAAAAACCTCGGCAATTTCCTGCTGGTGCTTTAACATGTTCTGCGGGGTAGGCAATTGAGAAGAAGCTGCAGGAGCTTGAGTCCGAGTCGGCTGTTGACCGCCTCTTTCACCCTGCTGCTGCTGGAGCCTCATTACCTCTTCGACTGTCTGCCTGAGCTTGGAATGCTCATCAGAAAACCGATCACCATCCTTCTGAACCTTTTCACGTTTTAGCCCCCACTGCGTAAATGCATCAGGGTCCTTTTCGTAATACTCATCCAGCAATTCCCGAGGTGTGCCGTCACGCTGCAAAGCTGCCATAGCTCGATGGTAATCCTCTCCAGGTTCGCTGCGTGTTTCAGCGTCTGTAGGGAAAGTATCAACCTCTGGCTCTGAATCCTGATTCTGCGACACATCAGAAAAAGTTTCAGTTAGCGACGAAGGGTCAGGCTCATTTTCCAAGACTCCCATGATTTTGTCCAAAACCTCGTCATCACTCTGATCGTTACCAACTGTAACTCCCTCAGAGATCGGGTTCGATGGTTCATCAGACACCACGGGGTTATCCTGAACAACAGATTCCTGCACTTCCGACACATTCATTTCATTTTCGTTAGCCATAATTTCTCCGGGGGTTAGCCTAAGCCTCCCCATCAATCCTTCACATAACCGTGTTCAGCAGCCACGTTTCTTTCGTGGGCCTGAGAACGGATAACTGGCCTGCCCTGTTTATCGTAATTGCCAACCCCGGAAAGATTCCTGGGGAGAGCCCTGCTCACATATGGATATTTGTGAGTCTTTCTTTCTATGCCCGCCGAATCAAGAATAAATGAAGCAATTCTTGTGCATTCAACGCCATCAATAATCACTTTGTCACCAATACTTGGCGCATCATCAAACGAAAAGAAGGATTCTACTTCTTCACCACT